ACATTCTCCAGCACACGCACCGTGATCTCGATCTGCTCGATGAACTTGGCGCTCTGGTGCTGCTTGTTGCTCACCGTCGGCACGAAGATGATGGCCGCGCTGCCCGCCTTGCCGTTCTTCTGCAAAAGGCCCGCCAGCGCGCTGTTGATCTGCTGCTGGATCGTCGGCATATCGATCACCGTGCCCGCCGGGACCGGATTGCCCCACGCATCCAGCTCATCCACCAGCACGCGGCGCGGACGCTGCAAAACGACCGGCGTATAAGTGAACTCCGCAAGCTGCGAGAGACAGCCGCACACCGCTGCCTGCAGACGCTGGAAAGGATCGCGGACGAGGCTCATGATTCAGTCGAGGGCTTGCGCACGATGAGTTCTGCGAATTGAGGCTCTTTGACCTTCGCGTTGTTGTTGATGCACCTGCCTCGTTGCACGAGCTGCTGCGGTGCCTGGGCAAACATGGCCTGCATCTCCACAGTGCCGCCCACGGTGAGCAGCCAGTTGCCTTTCACGGTGCGCAGCGCATCCGCCAGCTCCTGCATCTGCTCCAGCGTCCACGGTGAATAGCATTTCTGAGCGCCGCCCACATACGGCGGGTCGAGGAAGAACAAGGTCTCCGGTCCGTCGTAGAGCGCCAGAACGCGCCGCCAGTCCAGATGCTCGCAGATCACACCGTCGAGCCGCGCGGCGAAGTCGCGACACGCGGCGAGCTTGTTTTTGAGCGATTTGGAGGCCCCCCCCCCGGACTGTTTTACAATTCCAAAATTAAGACCTTCACCGCCGAAGCTGATCGCATTGGCGTGCAAATACCGCGCGGCGCGCTGGATGTCCGTGAAGCCGCGGTTGGTGCGGCATTCGCGCAGGAAGCTGCGGCTGTTCAGATGCAGGGCGAGCTCCCGCTCCAGCTCCGGCTCATGATACTTCAGCACGCGGTAGAGGTTGGCCAGGTTGTCATCGAGGTCGTTGATGACTTCCACCTTGCTGCGCTCCTTGGCGCGGAAGACGGCCAGTCCGCCGCCGAAGACTTCCACATAGCAGGTATGCGGCGGCAGCGGGAGCAGATGCTTCAGCAGCCGGGCCTTGCCACCGGGACGGGAGATGATGCACGGGACCTTGCTCATGATTGAAGCGCCGCCTCCTCCATTTTGCGGACGGTGAAATCCTCCGCGCCTTGTTCGGCTGCGGCGGCATATTGTTCGGACGTGGGCAGCAGTGAGTCATCCTGTGGCAGCACGACGCTCGGCTTGAGCCAGTAAAAGACTTCGTTGGTGACCTTCTTGATCTCTGCCTTGCGCATGCCGGGGACCATGGTGACGGTCTGCTTCACCAGCGCGCGTGTGCCGTTGCCGAAGGGGATGAACTTGAGATCTTCAAAGCTGCCTGCGCGTCGTCCATAGGCCGCGGCATTGGCCGGGATGGTGAGGTATTTGCTGTTGACCGCATTCACCGTGACGTCACCGAAGACACGCGCGAAGGCTTCCAGTCCGAGGCCGGTGTTGAGCAGCACCATCGCGTGGCTGCTGTCCGCAGCGGGCTCCATCTGGTTGGCCTTCTTCGCAAAGTAATCCGTCGGCGTGGCACCGAGACGCTGCGCGGTGCTGTGGATATTGAGCGAGCGCACATGCTCCTGTGTGAGCACCGTGGCGCGGTTCGCAATGTGCTGGTTCAGCTCCGAACGATCGCCCTGCGGTCCGAGCGTGCGCTGCAGCTCCGCGAGCAACGGCGTGGCGTCGTCCTTGACTTGAACGGTGACATTGAGAGCCATGACTACGCGGCCCTCCTTTGTGCTTCCAGTGCCATGCGGCCGAGATCACCACCGCTGATGGAGCCGGGGCGCAGTGCCTTGAGCTTTTCAATGAGCGCGGCCTTGGTCGTCGGATCGAGCGACTTCGGCAGCGACGGCAGCGGGGCCAGCTCATCTTTCGCGCGCTGCGCATTCACTTGAGCGAGCACCGGACCTTCACCGAGCAGCGCGATGGCTTCCGCACGGTCCACCGCACGCCAGCCGAAGCCGCTGTTAAAAGCAAATGGTGGATGATCCACGTCGAGCGCATCATCGAAATAAGCGCGACTGCCGATCTTCTCCCAGATGTCGGAAGTCTTCAGCGCGATCATGCGGTAGTCACCGACGAGACTGCCGCCGACCTGCACCCAGCGTTTCTCCCAGCCGGGCGAGCCGTTCTTCACGGAGCCGCGCGGCACACGGCGATGCTCCACGCGCAGCAGCTCCCATGCAGGGAATGCAGAAAGTGCGACCTTCGTGAGTCCGCCTTCCTTCTGCGCCAGTCCCGCCGCAAGCTGGCGGTTCGTGTCAAAGATGAGCCGGAGGCGCTTCTCACTGCTGAGGTCCTGCAACGAGCCTTCTTCCGCAGCGGGCACCTTGCCATCGCCGAAGCCGCCCTCGGGCGTGTAGCCATGTTTGCGAAGCAGCGCCTGCGCTTCCAGCTTGAGCTTGTCAAAGTCCGAGTTGTAGCCGCCCGCGATGTAGCGGTCCACGAGCTCCTTCAGTGCCGCGGCATATTCCGCATTCGTCGTGCGGGCACTGAAAAAGCACTGCTCCCAGAGACGCTTCGCCAGCTCGGCCAGTTCGCCGCTGCTCAGGTCCGTCGGCAGCACATCACGATCGCGTGCAATCTGCAGCGAGCGGAGGATGGGCTGAGCGGATGGAATCATGAAAGGATGAGGGATGAAGGATGAAGGATGAAAAAGGAATTCAGCCTTCGGCCTTCATCCTTCTGACTTACAAAAGACTGCCCGCGCACCGCGCGGAGAAACCCCCGGAGATCACGACCACCACGGCGTGAAATCCAAAACTCCGGCCAGTGGCGGACAGTCTTTTGCAAGCGGTTTGCATGATCGTTTAAAGGAGCCCGCTGGCTCCGGTGACGTCGTTGTTGCGGCGGGCCGGTGTGACCACTTGAATGCCAGCACCGACGGGCTGCTTCGCTGCGGCCACGTCCGGGCCGATGATGCGGAAGCGACCAGCGGCGACGTCCTTCAAAAGGCTCATGGCATCGCTGAGCTGCTTCTCCATGCCCTGATCGATCAGTGCGCTGAGGCCGGGCACGTTGAGCATCACGTTGTTGCGCGCGACGACGAGCGTGGCGTCCGTCAGTTCATCGGGAATGGTGCCCGCTTCGCCCACGACGTTGTTGGCGTTGCCCTGGACATAGCCGCGCACCTTCGTGACCGCATTGGCCAGCTCACGCGCGAGCACGGCGGCTGCGGTGTCGCCGCTCTTCGCGGAATAGTTCGCGATGAGGTTCACGACCTGCGGCAGCAGCTTGCCTTTGAGATCGTCGGTGCTCGGGGTGATCCAGCTCATGGCTTCGCCGTTGAAAAGTTGAAAGGTTGAACGGTTGATCTGGCTGGAGGGCTGAGAGGCGGGAGCTTTTCAACTCTTCAACCTCTCAACCCTTCAACCTCATGTTTTAGGTGAACGTGATGGCGCACTTCTTGAGGCCCAGCGTGTGGACCGCGACGAAGAGGCTGTAGTGCTCCACGAGGATCTCCGTGGTCTTCGCGTTCTCACGCATCCAGACGCGGAACTTGCCGCCGTCCTGCATGGTGACGAAGCGCTTGATGTTGGACTTGTCCTGCGGGTTCACATCAGGATCGACATAGGCCGTGTAGATGTTGGTGCCCGCGATCTGTGCCTTCTTCGGCGTCGCGGTGGCCATCGTCATGCCGCTCTGATAGCGGCGGCTGGTGGTGACCAGCTTGCGGATCATGAGGAGCTGCGCGAGCTGCTCCTGCGTCATCGTGCGCGTCACGGTCAGGGCCGGGTTGGCCTTGTTCGCGAGTGCTGCGAAACGGCGGGCCCAGTTGGTGCCGCTGGTGATGATGCTTCCAGCGCGAGCTGCATGAGGTCGTTGTCCGGGTCGGCGCTGGTGTTGCTCGCGCCCCAGTTGATGGAGCTGGAGCTGTAGGTGCTGCCGACGGCGTTGTTGGACAGCAGCGTGAAAAAGCGGCTGTGCTCCGAACGGATCAGGCGGTTCTTCAGCATGGCGACGGCGTTCTCCCGCACCGCAGGATCGCGACCGTTCTGGTCGTGATCAAGGATGTAGATGAGGCCCTTGTTGTCCGTCTTGCCGGCGGCCTGCGTGCCTTTGACGAAGAGCTTCTGGAACTCACCGCCGATGGCGCGCACGTCGCTGTCGTCGGAGTCGTCTTTCTGGAAGTCCTGCGCCGGGTCCGCCTTGAGATAGCTGAAGTAACGGCCCACGGG